TATAATCCCACACTGCCGGTTTCATCAAAGCGAACTCTGAGAAGTTTATACCTATTGGGTTTGAACCTACCAAGCTGTCAAAGTGGTCAGCCCCAACTAATTGAATCAGGGAGCCATTCTTCAACCTGATAGACATATCATCATCACGTTTAGACTTTATCAAAGGAGGTGGTATAAAGTCCAAAAACGGAATCCCATCTTTTGTACTACCAGTCCAAATGATTTTTCTCGCCTGATTCAGTTGGGGTAGGCAGTGCCAGTATGTGCCTACTCTTTTTTGAGATTGCAGTATCATGTTATTCCATGCCAGCAAATCTTTTCCTGTACGTCTGTGAGCCAATAGAAATGCACGCTGTCGGTTTGGTTGTGTGTCAAAGTATCTCAGAAAAGGATACTGATATTCCCTGGGAGTAAACTTCCAGGGCAGTGTGATACCATAATCTTGTTCTTTATTTTGCCGAGACTGTACGCTCATTACTTAGCTGCCTTTGGTTTACGTCCTCTTTTCTTAGGCTGCTGTACTTCTGTATCAGGTTCTAGAGGAGCGATATCTTTTAAATCTGCTTCTGCTTGTTCTGCTTCATATGTAAGAAATTCTACTAATGTAGGAAAAGGATTTCCTCCTACATTTTCTTGTACGAGTTCTATTGATTTTTTAAATGCCTTCTGCGCTGGCACTTCATCAAATTCATCAAAACTATCAAATGGTTCCATATTTATTTCCTTTCTTTATTGCTTGCATCGTAGCTCGTGCAGGAGTAAAATCATTTCCTGTCCACTTACCAGCAAATTGTTTATAGTTACCTGTAGCATATTTAGATTCTACTGAAAAAGTTGGATGATTTGGTTTTTTATATTTATCTGTAAAATGTCCATTACTAGCATCTGCTGCCCAATTACTATTTCCTTTGACATTGTCTTTCCAATACCCCTGCATATCATAGTTACTAAAATTATCTTTAGGATGTATTACTGTGCTACCATTACCGCTAGGTGATGGTGTATTCTTCATTGTACTGACCCAAGAATTAAATTCTGTATTTTCTTGTGCTGTCAATGGAGTATTAAAATTATCTGAGTTAAATGTTCTAACCTTAGACGAAACTACGTTGTCAAAATTAGTATTCTTATTCATACTATACCATTTATCTTCTGATATTTTTCTTGGAAACAGTGTCTGTACCAAACTTCCCAATTCCATATTTATTTCCTTTCTTTAAAATCAGGGAGTATTTCTACTCCCCTTTGTGTTTATGACAAGTACAACACAGACTATTTTCCTTTTTTCTTACCTTTGCAACCCATCTTGGTCCCCTTTCTCCGGTTCTATTATTTCTGCACCGGCTTTTTTACTATAGTACTCGAGCATCTTCTTTTCCTGCTCTTCTTTTCTTATATCATTTACTGGACGATTGTCCTGTAAAACCCTGGATACCTTGCCAGTGTTATCAACATCTATGACAACACCAACGTCTTTAGTAAATCCTTGTTTAGTTTCATCAACATTAGCAAAGGATATGATATTCACGTTATCCGTTACTATTCCTTTATTCACCTCAACAGACTTTTTATTATATTCTTCCGGTACTTTTGCCTTCATCAGTTCCATGAACATCTTGTTATCTTTAATTCTATAGTCACCAATGTACTCACCTTTGGAGAATACAGGATTCTCGGTACCTTCAATTGCTCTTTCAATCATCATACCGTCTAATCTATCCTTAAATAATGCTTTAGAAATCTGAACAGCCTGCCCAAATTCAGGAAACAGCTGCATATATGACTGAATTGTTGACTGTGCTGACTTGATGGACTGGTCGTGTGACAGCGCACCATAAACAGAACCCCATTTCTCTATACCATCAAGTATTTTATCCTTTTCTTCCAGCAAAACTTGCTTCTGCATCGGGGTGAGAGTGTATCTGTGCTCTAATGCTTCTTCCATTTCGGACTTTTTCTTTGCCAGCATGTCAGTTGTGATAGCAATTTCTTGTTCTACTTTTTCCAACAGCTGTTTCCTCCTTTGTACTTCATGCTCCTGTTGCTGTACATCTTTTTCTATAGCTTTAGCCGTACTCAACGGGTCCAAAATATCAATGTTTTTATCCTGCAGATACTCATTATATTCCTTATTAATTGCATCGTACTGCAAAGATATTCTATACAACGCCTTGGCATGCGACTGCATATCATTATAATACCGTATTGCGTCAGAAATATCAACTATGATTTCTCTGAAGTAGCTTAAAAAGGTGTCAGTGTCATCAAGAAACAATTCATAATCCTGTTTCAGTGTGTTACTGTTCATTCTTGCATCATATTTAAACGTATTAAGACGATTTTTTAGTTCGTCATATTTATCCTGTAAAAATTTGTCAGGATTGTCCCAAAGTTTGAACTTCGGTTTAGGAAACTCAGGAAAATCAAGCTGCTTCTTTACTATTGTGTCCGGGTGCTTCCTGTGTTGTCTTAATTTATATTTATCAGGTTCTACTTTAGTAGATTTTATTACTTTACGAGGCACTGGCACTCCTCCAAAAATTATAATTCTTTAGTAATATTATAATTTTTGTGTGTCAAAGTGTCAAGTTTGAACGACATTGTACCATAGAGAGTTTCTTATAAACGACTTTACAATAATTCTGTTAGCTTAACAATTCTTTGTTTATTGATATTGTTGCAAGGTAACAGTATGTCGGTTATACAAAAACAGTATAGGGTAGCAGGTTGGTACATCGCTAGAAAAATCTGGAAAAATTTGAAAGCTGTGAGAGAAAATTCGTCTTCGAAAGAATTCAAAATTTGAAAATAAGAGAGAAAATTTTATTTTTGAAAAGTGAAAATGTGAAAAATTGGGGGAGAAATAGGGTGGAAATGTAGTAGGTATAAGAAAAATCGATTAAGTGTATCGAAAATGGCACACAAAATGATAACATTTTGAAAATTTAAAAAATCAATTTTTGTCTGAAACGGGCTTGTTGAAAAAAATAATCTGGAAACGCACGTGGCTCTAAGGCTAAGGGTGGAACGGACATGTTTTCGACTTTTGTGCCACCCCTCAAATATGCATGAATACTTAATCTGTCCTATCTTTAGCAAAAAAATCAGTTACAAAAATCTGTTTTATACGCAAAGATGTTGCATGTACGATGTATATACTTTGTATATATGTATATATTAAGTATATATTATATATATAATATGTATATAAATGAAGTCGATACACTTAATCGGTTAATGTGTAGATATTCTTTATAAACGACATTGTCTTGAGTTATTAAATTAAAAATGACTGTGCAGGTCCGCATTTTTTTGACGGGTACCCACCCCCTAGGGCGATTGACCTTTTTCAATATTACTTCTACAAATCCATTAGTACAGTGATAAGTGTTTCGTTTTAATAACACGGCTCCCACTCATTTCATGGGCACACAATGTGACGTACTGTCACACTAGCACCTTGACACATTATCACGTTGCTACTTGGATGGTGTGACAGATTATGAGTTTAATTATTAAAAAAACAATCAGTATATTTTAATTAAAAAAACAATCAGTAATGTATCGATTCGATATATCCTTATATTAAAAATAATATGTATCGATTCGACATATTGATATTTTAAATTTAGCGTGAAAGTGTTAGTATGACAGGGTGACAACGGACTACCCTATCACCTTAATACCCAAATCTAGATGACCTATACATCAAATATAGATGACCTAGTATTAAAAACTAAATAAACAATCAAATATATCAATAAACAAAAGTTATAGCCTGCGGCGCATATCATTTGTAAATTCATCAGGCCTCTGATAAATTTACAAAGTTTATGACCAAACAAGCTAAACAGACCCGTACAAACACTAATAATTTTACCTTATAATTCATTCAGAGATTTCTAATTAGCTACGTAATTGAAATGATAGGTACATCTGAAAGCGTTGAAAAATTCACATTTTTCTAACGTTTCACATGTACTTTTCTATCATTTCTAATTACCTACCAAATTGAAATCTCTATCACTAGAATTATAAGAAAATTATTGTATTTGTACTAGCACAATAACAGTCTCTAATCATAGCACA